ATCGTAATTTTGTTTATCACGAGCAACATCAATTTGCATACGTGCTTCAGCTTCTTTTTGTTTACGTTCTGTTTCAGCCATCTGTGTTTTAAGAATGACTTGAGCAGTTGGGTCTTGGGAAGCGGCGTTTTGTTGTTGTGCTTGCTGGGCTTGTTGTACTTTTTGAGCTAGCTGTTGAATTTGTTGGATGTACTGGCCCATAGATTGTTGTGTATCTTGCGACACCATCTGTGATGCTAAAGCCAAAGCTTGTTGCGCATCTTGGTCTAATGGTTTTTCTTGGTGCAACTCAAGTGTGTCTCGGCCGCCAGCTGCTTGTGCCACATACTGGCGCATAGATTGCAAGTAGTGCAAAGTTAAATGCTGTTTGATATGTTCTAAAGCATGTGGTGCAAAAGTTGGAGCAATAACTGGGTTTCCACCATACGCTGGATTTTCTGCGTATTCTAAGTGAATCTTAATGTGCGCAATATGATCTTGGTCTGGATACGCAGCCGCTGGTCGACCCATAGTCATAGACACGTTTTCAAGCGCTGGGTTAGATTCTTTTGCGCCCATTGGGTTAGGCAAAATTTCTTCTAGGTTTGGAACTTTGAGTTGAGTCAAAATACGACGATACATGCTACGAATGTCAAACATACCTGGAGGGGCTGTTTTAGCCAATTCCAAAATAGCTTGGTTTTGTGCAAGACGTTGTGTTTCTGAAAAAATGTTTGGATCGGACACTGGGCGCACATCACTGTTTTGCGCAAAGTCACGAACTTCAATTTCTGAACCAGACTGGTTATCCATGTCTGGTAAGTACCAGTGGTTAATACGCGCAATAATTGCAAGCGATTTAGCTTGGCTGCGGTGCATGCGGGCGTGAATGCTAGAAAATACTTTAGCTCCCTGCTCAATTAAAGCTTGGGCTGTTCCAACCGGCATGTTGTTATTTGCTTCACCGATTTTTTCTTCAGATGTGGTTACAACACCTTTGGCTGCATCCGTTAACCAACCAAGTAACTCCATAAGCACAGAGGACGGTGGATTAAATGGCATTGCCATTGCAATTTTGCGAACGTCGTCTACTCCTGGAGCACCTTCAATTTCTACTACTTGAGTAGGTTCAATTCTGTCACTTTGTCCACCAATTCTTCCACCTTTGAGTTTAAGAAGTGTCTGGCTGTTGTTGATATGAGCAGCATCAAGCAAAGCACGTAGAGCGCCAGTGAGAGCAGCAGAGAGGCCGCCAATAAGATGGGGCAGGCCAATAGCATAAGCACCGCGCCAAGGAATGAATTTGAACTCAACATACCAATCCATTTTTTCGAGTTTGTCATCACCTGATTCCCAGTTTCGGTAGAGCGCAATTACTTCGCTAGTTGTTTCGTCAATTGTTAAAATATATGGTGCACGACGCCCATTTGTTTCTGGGTCTTCTTCAAGTCGCATAAAACACGTGATCTCATACACGCGACGCAAACCATCGATATTTTTTGATGGTTCTGATTTGCCTTCAATCTTGTCGTTAGCTTCTTGCGATCTTGTTTGATCTGTTAGCGGTGCATCTGAGGAATAGTGTGAATCAATGTCACGATAAATGCCAGCTTCTACGCGTTGTAAAAAAGTATCTTCGGTAATGTCTTGTACTTCAGTTACGCGTGGGGATGTGTAAAAATTTGTTGTTGAGTAAGGGAGGATGATATTATCAATCGGCACCCATTCACAAGTAGGTCTAGCTTGTTCTGCATCAAACCGCCATTTTAAAAACTGTGATCCGCCTAACGGTAACTGGGTTAACAGCTGTTCCATTTCATCGCGGTATTCAGGAATCTGTTCGGTCAGCTGCCAATTCATAAAGCTTACTTTACGGTCAGCAACTTCTTCTTTTATTCGGTTGGCTTCACCCTTAATGTTGGATCTAACCAAACCATCGGGTGGTAAAAGTTCCTTAGAAGCCGACGCAGCAAAATCTACGCAAGCTTCAGCCATAACTGGGTGTACGACTTTTGACGCTCCGTCAAATGTTGCTCCACCGGGGGCGTCTTTGCCAAGGCCAGTTCTACGAAGACCTTCTTCGTATTGTTTATCCCTTTGTTTTCGGGCTTCTTTGTCTACGTCAATAAAATCTAAGTACTCAACAGCAAGTTGTTGCAAAACGTCTTCATCAAAAACTTCTGCTAGATTTTCATAAAACTCTGGATTTTTACGTGGGCCTTCTTTTGGTTGGAAATTAACAACTACGGAACCATCTTCCAATTCAATTACTTCTTGCTCTACTTCGCTAGGGTCTAGTCCGAGCGCTTCCTCGTACATGTCCATTTCGGCATCTTGGTTTTGGGCTTTTTCTAAATTTTCTTCAGTATCTAGCCCGGGCAAGTTTTGACCCATTTGTAAAGGTAGTTGTGGAGTTGCCATAAATTAATTAAATTAGTTGTTATTCGTCCCTAATACTACTAATGCAAAGAAATCATCTTTCCCGCCCTATTGAGCATATGGGTTTGTAAACTTTTTTCCGTAACTGTCATCCGCGTAACTGTAATCCCTTGGTGGCAGGTAATCTAATTGGATCCAACCTGAATCTCTAAGCACCCGTAATGCCTGAGAGAGCGAGTCCACATAGTCATCATGCCCACCAGCTTCTGGAAAAGAACATACCTGACGCAAAAACCGCTTTGCCCAATCCGCAAAGTCCCCTTTTTGCTTTGTATCTTCTGGAATGAACACTTTTCCTTTAGCAATTAAAGGCGCCACAATGTTTAAGCGCTGTACTTTATCCGCTCGCCCAGGGTTGTATCCTCTAACCGGTACTTGGGCGCCTTGTAATTCTTGGATAAGTGAAATACCAGCCGATTTATCTTCCATCAAAATTAAATCTGCTTTTCTGCCTTTAGCAAAATCATTATCTGCCCCATACACCACTTCTTTAAAATCCTCAATCACTTTTCGGCGCAGTTCTGGGTATGACAGATGCGCATCCCAAGCATCCAACAGGATAATTGCTGTTCCCGCGTCTGTTTGTTCAAAAATCCCCCAAATTGTACAGGCCGTTGGGTCGTTCATTGTTTTTTCAGAAGTCGCCGGGTCATAACTAGCAATCACATATTCCAAATTGGGGGTTGGTTTGTTTGCTGGCCACATTTTAAACATTTTGCGTTTGATAATACCCGCTGCCTCTGGGTCAAGGATCTCACCATAAATCTCTTGGCGCCCAATGTCTGTGCCGTCGTATGTTTCAAGCTGTTTAAAAAACGTTTCTGACAGATTCGAACGATTATCATACGAGCTGGCGTTGGCAACATACACATCGCCTCCCACTTTACCCTCGTTTAAATCAACAATCAGTTCTTTAGGTTTAGGTGTAGTGGTGATAATCTGCTGAACCCGTGGCAAACGGGGGTCGCGCAGACGTAAAGTAAACTGGACGCCATCATATGCTTCGTCTAAATACTCAAAAGCAGCTAATTCGTCAAACCATGCCCCATGATATTGTTTACCACGATACCGTTCTGGCTCAGATGCTGGTATGCCTTGGATAAGGGATCCGTTGGTAAGTGTAATTTCAAACAAAGATTTATTGTAGTCACGAATAAGGCTTTTTGGGATAATGTTAAGAAGCCCTGAGTCCCCTTCAAAGCAGGTTGCTCGAATATCGTTACTGGTAGGAGCTGTTACAAGCCAACGGGTGCCGTCATAGTTCCAAGCCCGAATGCCAATCCAATGGCTAGCGGTATGGGTTTTGCCTGAACCTCGACCAGCGAGCATTAAAAACGTATCGTACTCACCATCGTCGGGTTCTTTTTGGTGAGGTAGTGCTTGAATATGCCATTTAACTTGCCAAATTGCTGCTTCGAGTTGGTCTTTTGGCCAATGTGCTCTGGCTTTAGCAAATTTTGTTAGTTCTAATTCTTGTTTAGGTGTTAATGACATGCAATTAGCCCTTCACCTACAAGGATAGTGTTGTTTTGCCCTTCAGTTTCAATGTGAACACACATCTGATCTGCTATAGGATCAACTGATCGAATGTATCTGCGGTCAACATGAATGCGCATTTTGGGAGATTGTTGATTTTCCACTAACTGATGACGCGATTTAAAAGAAAGAGTATACCTGATTCCAGCGGAAAGTGTTGTTTTTATACCGAGGGATTCGGCAAGTTCTTGAACCTGGAATATGAACGGCCCGCTTACTGAACTTACGCGGAATCGATCTATTTTAGGGGAGTACTGTCTTGGTTTTGCGTAAATGATGCCACGTAATAGCTCCATTCTTTGTTCGGGAGAAGCCATTAAGTAATTGGTGGGTATGCGTTTGGGTAGATTGGGTATAAGCTGGGACTCAATTGATGGGCTTATTGAGAAGTAGTTTTTGTTTTTCTTGACTTTGTAGCCAGCATCTTTAAATTTTTGCGTTATGTACTCGACATTTTTGTTAATAAATGTCATGCAGTTGTGTTTTTTGCGGTTCACAAACCAATAGGCAAACACAAACGGCGGAATGGATAGTGGCTGGGTAGGCAGCACAACAGGTTGGGTGGTTGGAACCGAGATGGCCCAACGCTCTGATTTAGTTTTTAGGGGTGTGTTTAATAGATCCCGAATGGGTATAAATTTAAGTGGGCGTCGAAATTTAAACCGACCTTTATAGTCGGCTAGTCTTTTTCGGTATTTTGGGGTTTCTACTAAAAACCCCATTTTGTCATCCCCTTCTGCAAAAAGGTGGTCATCAAACGTGACCCGATAGCAGTTGGTTGACCGGTACTCTTGTACCAATTTTACTTTGACTGGATTGCCGTCTTTATCAAATACATAATCGCCAACTTGCAACTTGTTGGCTGGTTTCCATAAATCAAGCGTCAGTATCTTTGAATTCGCTGTTATTGCCATAAAAGTTTTTTGCGACCCACTGGTCGAGCCATCTCCCTAACGGAGCGCGTATTTTATTTTGGATGCCATAGGGTAAGCGCTGGATATCTATGGTCTCAGTAACTTGGAGGCGGAATTGTAAAAACTGGTATGTCTCATTGTCCAGAATTTCTACAGGTACATCCACAATCTCAAAGTTATTCTTATCGCAAACCAAAACTCGCAGGCCAAGGAACTGGCCCTGAGCATTTTCCAATGCTCCTTTTATTTGGTATGCATAATCATTCATAGTCCTACTAATGCAAACAATTGCCGATATTCGCCCTTTTTGTGCAAATTGTCCATCGACTCTGTCCCCATTTGACAGGGAAGCGGGGGTTGCGGGGGTCAAAACCATATTTATCACCCTCTTATTATTTTTTATTTTTTATCTAGACAAAAAAGATAAAATGACCCCCGCAACCCCCGCTTCCCTGTCAATCCACTCCTAAGTGCTTGATTGTTCGTCCGTTAATAAGAATGATTATCAATAAAAGTGACAGGGAAGACAGGGTTACCACATTGTGAAATGTAATATGGCAATTTTTTCAAAAAAAATTTTGGGAAGTCGGTTTTTGCCAATATACAAAAAATATAAAAACTTGCGGTCTTTGGGGCCCCCGGGGCCAGGGGGGTGGGGGTCTCCTTATCAGGGTATACCCTTATATAAAAAGCCCCCATGCTAAGTAAGTACTCACTCACTTAGGCTCACCGCCATACCAGCAGCCCACCAATAAGAGTGAGCACTTACTTCACCTGACCAGCAGCCCGCCAATAAGAGTGAGCACTCACTTCACCTGACCAGCAGCCTAGCAATGTGAGTACTTACTTACATAGCACTAAGCCAATGCACCAGTATGGTGCATCAGTGTAGTGATAGTAAGCGCTTACATACAGGGCACTAAGCCAATGCACCAATATGGTGCATGGGTGGGGCGCGTTGATGGCGGGATGGCGGGATAGCAGTCAGGCGCGCGTGAGAGGCGGTGTTAAGGGTATACGGATTACTATCAACTAAGAGCGGCCACGATCCCCTATATTAGGGTAAACCCTATTAGGGTTTTTAGTTTGAAAACCTAGGGTTTTTACCTATTTATCTCGTTGACATTGGCCCGATAATAACTATATAGCAGCAATTAAGCGGCTATATTAATGAGAGGATTTATCATCATGGCAATTAAATTATCTAAAACTAGCAAACTTGACGGCATTATGTCATGGAGCTTGCAGGCCTTAGACACATGCCCGGGCAGCATGGGCAGCAATGGCCAATTGGTAGACGCGTGCCGCGGCTGCTACGCTACCACCGGCAATTATCGCTTTAAGAATGTCAAAGCGCCGCGCGAATTTAATCGTGAAGACTGGCAGCGCGCTGCATGGGTAGAAGACATGGTGCAGGCCTTAGACTCTTCGCGTTATTTCCGTTGGTTTGATAGTGGCGACATGTACGCTCTAGAATTGGCCGAGAAAATGCTCCAAGTCATGGAGGCCACGCCATGGGTTAAGCATTGGCTGCCGACTCGCATGCATAAATTTGCCAAATTCGCGCCAGTAATCGCGGCCATGGAGGCGCTGCCGAATGTAGTAGTACGCCGCTCTTCTGATAGCGTACGCGGCGAGATTGTGCCCGGCGCGACATCATCCACAATCATAAGTAGTAGCGAGCAATTACCAAGCGGCGCAACATTGTGCCGCGCGTATGAGAATAACGGCACATGCAACGGCTGCCGCGCATGTTATGACAAGGCCGCGCCAGTCATTGCTTATATGGCGCATGGTAAAAGCATGGCCAAAGTAATCCGCATAATGGAGGCCGCGTAATGAATGAGATTTTAATTTATGGCCTGCCCGCCGGTGAGAATCGGCCGTATATGGAGGCGCTATTGTCTACACAATGCAAAACCCGCGCCGATGTAGATGGTATATTAAACAAGGCCAAGGCCGCCGGATATCATTCTTTCAGAATAGCGAATTATGACGGCGCGCCGCCTGATTTTATTAAGGCCATAAATATATGAGCGCGCCATTTATTGTATTTTATAGGTATCAGGGCCAGGAATATAACGCGGCTTTTGGTACCATGCGACGCGCTAAGCAATTCGCGCGGCTTACTGGCGGCCGGATAGAATGCCGCTTAACTAATTTATTAAAAGGGTAGAAAAATGATTACATTAAATGACATAGAAGCAATTGAATCCGACGACAGCATTAATCAGGAAGATTATTATTTAGCGTTGCAACGCGCTATTAATAGCGGCGCGGCGTGGTCCTTACAGGGGTCATATGGCCGCGAAATGATGAGAGCAATTGAGGCCGGTTTTTGTATGCTGGGTCGAGACCAATGTCGCGATTATTACGGTAACGCCATTCCATCACGTGATGACGTGCAAAAGGGTACAAAAGGGTCTTATAAGTATGTTATTAAAAACCAAGGGTTAGCATGGGCCGAATTAATGTTAGAGGTTTAAACAATGTCAACAATGCATAAAATAGCAAGTATAGAGCTCAATTCTAAGCGAGCCCCGTCGCATGCGCTCATTATGAGAATGGCCGGGGTTTATTTGGCTGCAGGTCATAAGGCCATTAATTTAAATTGGCGCGGCCAGGGCATAGAGTTAACTTATCACGATACGCGGCGCCAATGGTACGGTTTAGGATCCATAAACCAAGAGAGCGGCTCACGTATAGCGCGAGAGCTAAACGAGATACGCGCATTCGTACTAGATCACTTTCAAATTATCACTATAGGGGTCAAAAATGCTTAAATTGCTATTGTCTTACATTGTCAACGTATTAGGGTATATCCTAATTGCTGGAATATGGTGCTTGTTTATACTAGTTGTGTTTGATTGTTTATAGGGTGGGGTTACCACTTAACCCGATTAGATTTGATTTTCAATTTTTAGGGAGGTAATTATGTACTATTGTAACGGGCATTATTTTGACCAATACCAAGAGGCGCGCCGGTATGCTGATTTTCTCTTACATCATGCTGGCGTGTATCGTGCTGTTTTTACCCGCGCTGAAATTGAAGCGCATAACCTGGAGGCTGTAACAATATGAGCACAATTCAAACAATGGCCGCGAGAGCGCGCCGCGAATGCGATATAAACGGATTACCGGCTGGGGATTATGTTTACCAGGATCCACTTAAGATAGAAAATAGATATCAGAGTGAGGGTGGCGCAATACGCGAGCAATATGGCACTATTGCAAATTGGCGCGCCTGGGAGCCAGTGCATATTGTAGAGCGCGCAACTGGTCGCACTGTATTTGATAGTGAAGCGGCCAAAATTACTGGCATGACATTACACGCAACACCGGCCGAGGTATTGGCCGTCTTAGATCAATCCATTTATGAGGTGAAAGAAAAGGGGGCAATATGAAAGAGATTGTTTTAAGTGTTTTAATATTTCTAGCTTTTTTGGCATGGTGTTTTATTTTCGGGTACTCACTCACTTACTTTTTAATGGAGAAATGTGCATGAACAAAATACGACATAGGCGAAGCACATTGACCATTCAGCAAACCATTGAACAATCATTTCAAGGGCGCATGGCAAATTTAGACAGCGCAGCAAAGCGAGCAGCAATTAAACAAATTAACCCACTTTTTTACGTATTTGGTTACAAATTAGAAGCACCAAAAGATTACTTAAAGGATCAAAATGAATCACACTATTAAATTTGCTTCAATCCACGAAATGCTGTTGTGGATTGTCGAAAACCATATTTATGATGTACCAGTTGACTTAACTTTAAAACTAGGAGAATGAACCATGCTACAAGAAATAACCATGCGTCAAATTGACGATTATTTTCACAAATCAGGTATTAGCGACATTGACGAACTGGGCGCAGTTGATCGTCAGATAAAAGACCTAGAGGCTATTAAAGCCAAATTAAAGGCTCGCATACTTTCTAGGGGTGTTGGTTTTCACAAAGGCTCTATTTTTGTTGCTGAAGTGCAAGAGTATGACAGAGCAGCAATTAGTCCTATATTGGTCAAAGAGTTTGGTACGACTGACTTTGTGCAACAAGTAACGCAGATGCAGCACGTAAAGGCGGTAATAGTTAAACCATTGGAGCCAAAATGATTAACTTAGACCATAGCACCAACACAAACCGATTTAATGTCAGTGTAGATAGCGAAGAAGTGATGAGCATACTCAAGGCATTGTATTGGTATGAGGACAAACTGACTAACATGGAATTATCAAGAGGTCGAGATAATGGCGAGCGAGATGTAGTCACTATGTTGCGTACTCAATTAGGCAATTTGCTTAAATTCGAGGCTCGAATTGACTAACTATAAGTATGCCGTCATTGATGAGTTTGGCGGGGTGATGCGTAAGTTTGTATCCAAGACCGAAGCGCAGCCCTATTTAACTGAGGGTACTAGCCTAGTTAAATTGCCACCCCAGCCTATACTTAACCGGTTTGCTTTTGCACTTGAAATTTTAGGAGAGTCAGTATTATGATTACATTGTTTGGTGGTATAATTGTGCTAATCTCGGGCTTTAGTTTAAGCTACGGGTTCACATTGGAGAATTTTTTATGGCTAATACTCGGAATTGTTTTATGCTTTCCCAATTTTATCCATCTAGTTGTGGTGGATCGTTTTAATGGCAATAAAAGAAAATGATTTACTAAGCGACTATTTACAATCGCTGTATGGCATAGAGCCCCTACCAATCGAAGAGGAACACAGATTGGCGGGGCTTATTGTTTTAAAAGACGAAGAGGCTCTTAATAAGCTAGTCACCCACAACCTACGCTTTGTTGTATACCTAGTCCGGCAGATGACAGCCTGGCAATATGGCAAAGTTCCCATTGAGGATATGATTGCCATGGGCAATGAGGCCTTATTTAAAGCAGCAAGGCAATGGGTTCCTACCAATAACGCTAGATTTGCTACCTTTGCCAAGTCTTTTATTTTGATGGATGTTAGGCGGGATATAGATAACACCTCCAACCTTATTCGCCTCCCTGTCAATATTGTGGAAGAAATTAGAAGGCTTAATTACCATACCAAATTGATGACCCAGCAATTAGGCAGAAATCCTACTGTTTCTGAGCTAGCTAAACAAATGGGTACAGATGAAGCCAAAATTTACGAGATTAGGAGCAACATTAACAAAGAACCTATATCAATCAATAACTTAAAACAAGAAAATCATATTGAGGAGAGCAGTGATGATTAGCCTTACCCCAGAACAACAAAAAGCCTATGATCGGTTTATTAGGGCAAGGGATAGGTTGGGTGTTGTTAAAAGAACTGGTAATTGGATCAGATCAGCTCAGGTACGCTCTACAGTTGATCTAATGGGTTTTAATCACCAGTTTTTTGAAGATAACCCCGAATACCAAGAGTATGTAGAGGCTTTTCGGGAGTGGTTGGCCATTGAGCCAGAGTTTAGAGACAAAGAACGTATGAGAGCAAGTAGAGGAGATTATGAAAGCAATACCAACTGATGTTTATGACAAAGATGGCAATATGCTATCGATTGAGTTCCATGATGGGCAGGGGGGGTTCATTCTCCAATGTCTTTGGGACGAGACAGAACCCCAAAACAGTGAAAACCGCATAAAGTTTAGGCAATGGGCTTATAAGTGGATGGAAGACCGAGATTGGGTGGTTCCAAAGTAAAAAATTCACGACCTACTAGATGTAGTAGGTGGGGTGGGTAAAATCACTAGAATTGACAGGGAAGCGGGGGTTGCGGGGGTCAAAACGACATTACTCCATATATTTATTTTTTTATTTTTTTTATAGAACAAAAAATAAGAAATGACCCCCGCTTCCCTGTCTTCCCTGTCAATCGCTATGTAAGTCCTTGATTTATGGTAGTCAAATAAGAATGATTCCTATTTGTACCCTGTCACTTTTTTTGACAACCCTGTCAATTTTCGACTAAAAGTAATAAAGACCACCACGCTATATAACTAAATATTATTTAGAAAGAAAAGTTTTTATTTTAGAATACCAAGATGGAAACAAAAAACACTAAACCAAACTGCCTTCCCGTCCAATTTGCCAACATCCCCATAGAGCTGAAGAAAATACCCCGCTGGGTACTGTGGCGCATGATTGAGGTAGGTGACGAAGAGAACAAACGCTGGTCTAAAATGCCGTTTCAGATCAACAACTTACCAGCATCATCTA